TTGCATTCCATCAGCTTGTCGTTCCTTAACTAACATGTTGAGAGCCATTGCAGCTTCAGTCACAGCACCCGGATCAGGGGTTTCTAACTGTCCAATGGCGTTGACGATACGCAAGGCTCGAGTGATAATATCATCCCGAGTTACAACAAAATTACTATTACCAGAAGTTGCCATTTGTTAGACTCCGTAAGAACCAGCTATAACCAGAGATTCTGGTTGTTGTACATGTGACAAAGCATAGGTAGTGGTGGTAAGGAAGGAGGTGGTGGTAAGTGCTCCTGCTGCAATAGTGTTGACAAACAAGGTATCTCCACTACCAGATGACACATTGAAGTTTCCTGCTCGGACAGCTTGTACAGGCAAACTCATAGTCATATTGTTATTTCGTAGATACCCACCCGGTTCATTTTGAAACTCAGCGATAAAACTTAGGACATTATTTTGGATAATGTAATTTGTGTTAACCTTCACTAAACCAGCACAGAAAATCGTTGTACCACCTGCCCACGTAGGAACCCAAGTATTTACCAGAGTTGGAGGAGTGGGATATAGAGTGGGACTTGTAGAGGTATCAAGGATTGGTTGATAAGCACTAGGCCTCATCACAACAAAAGATGGTTGGACTGTTGTAGAAACTGTTCCGATAGCAGCAGGTTGTAGAGAGTTCTCTTGCTGAAATCCCCAGAAGTAGTACCCAGATGATCCGTCTCCCTGATAAGTATTGGTTCCATTACTGGTTGAACCATAGAGAGAACAAGTATTCGCATTAGCTCCAACATTATTGTTATAGCTTATAGATATCCGATACCAACCATTAGATTCTGGACTGATATTGCTCCACAGACATGAACCAGTTCTACTTCCCAAAGTTCCAGCTCCAGAAAGGTTAAACCATGCTGTAGCTAACCCTCCAGCCAAATCTTGTTGTTGCATTACAATCCATGTTCTACCATTAGGTTTAACATAGACAGAGGTAGTGTAGACAGCGCTAGTTCTGAGTACTGTGGTAAAAGCCACAGCAGAAATGAAGTGCCCTCCGTTGGTACCATCTTCAGCAAATTTAGAACAAGCCTGAGAAATCCCACTAGGATTAAGAATTGCAGTAGCTGCGGACATCACAGTAGCAGTAGCAGCCCACGAACTTGTAGCCGTGAAGTCTTCAGTCTGGTTCCAGAAGTTCCTACGGAATTGATATTCATTCACATACAACTTAGGAGCAGGTCGGGTCCACGGAAGGATATGAGTATCATTAGGAGTATCGTAGAAGTCTGCGAGATTACGAGTCTCCCAATCATCCTTGCACACCATGAACCCATCCCACCGCAGTTTGAGGTCCTTATTTTTGAACGTGAATCCACATACATCGCAATCCGCGTTGTACGAAAAGGACTTCCCGACCCTAGTAGCCATTAATTACCTGACCAACCCTGATTGAACGTTACATTCAAGGTCCCTGTAGTAACAGTAACTGCCACAACCCTCAGAAAGTTGCAGGGAGTATTGACCACTGCTTCTTTGCTAGCAGCAGTTGCTGCCGGAATACCTGTGTCATCAAAGCAGTGAATCTTCTTAACCCGTACACAACCCGGGATTACTGTGGTCGGTCCAGAGTTAGTGACAGCAAAGGTGATGGTCTTGAGATCAACCACAGACGCTACGTCGAACGTACCATCCATCGTCGAGCCAACGTTACCTTGTCCGAGACTACCCCAAACAACGATTGAATCACCAACAGACAGACCATGATTCGACGGAAAGACCAACGTAGCTACACCAGCAGCTCGAGTCAAGAGATCCGTCTGTACCACATCATAATCTGTAGAATAACCATGTTGTAGCTTGTAGCTATACGTTCCACCACCAGCACAATCAACTTGTACCCCAACATTGAACGGGGTTGTCTTCGTCTCAGTCATCCACCAAGGAGTTGCACCCGGGGCATTGAGAGTAAATGTTTTAGCCTTCATTGATAGATCCTTTTAGAAGAGAAATTCCCGGCATGAGTAGATCGCGAATCCGCACAGAGGCCGGGAACGTATTACTGATAGAACCTATCTTTCGCGGCGAACACATAGTCCACCTTGGCAGTACGAGCAACAGCCGTCGAGTTCAGCACGCCCCACGAGGGAGCAAGCAGAGCAGTCGGGACGTTTGCAGTAGGAACAAACAGAGACTGATACCTCGGTCCATTACCATCGTTCAGATCCAGCTTGAACAGGAACTCTTGTCCAGCCGAAGTGATAACGCCCTTGTAGGCGAAACCGATGGTCGCTTGTGTATTCACCGTCAGACCAACACCACCGAAAGCCGCAGCAGCCGAAGTCGTACCGGCCTTCTTGACTTCAATCGTGAAGGTGTTCGCAGAGAGGATCTTACGAATTGCAATCCCTTCCGAGTAGGTGAACGGGTTAGAAGCAGCAGGACAGAGAGCCAATCCGAAATGGGCATTGGTCACGTCATCAACTTCAAACTTACATTCAGCGATCAATGAACGCTTCGTATCCGGCAAGAAGGTAGCTGCCAGAGCCGTGTTTGCAGTCAGATCATTACCAGCCGCTGAGTTGGTAATAGTGTTTTGACCACCGTCCAAACCAGTTGTAACTGCATTGACAGAACCCGCACCAACCAACTGAGGAACCCACTTGGTAGTAGCAGGAGCGAAATCGAAGTCTTCAAACCAGATGTGCCATTGGGTCGGATCAGGTTGACCATAGAGACCCTTGATATCGTCCTTGTAGTTCGTACCAAGACCATTCGGGCTACGATCGGGTTTCTGGAAGAGTACTTTTACAACTTTTGCATTAGGCATTTTATATCCTTAAAAGAGTGGATACGGGGGATACACGCCTCCCCCGCAGGGCTATGTCACCTCGACCTAGAGGTAGCCAATTGTTGCTTACGCACCAGCAGAACCGTAGATCGCACGCTTGTCCGAACAACCAACCGAGTAACGGCCAGTCGCCTTGAACTTCGCGTTGTCGGTGTCGAAATCGTCATCTTGCGTGAACGAATCAGGACGCCGCTCGAAATACGTCATGCCATTCGGAACATTAGTCAGGATGAACCACGCATCCGTGTCCGTCAGGTAGTGATTCTTGACCACACCACCCGGGAACCGCGAACGAACGAGGTTAACCGTGTTGTTGTTCGTTCCAACTTCATACTGGGTTTCCATGATCTTGTTGGCTTCAAAATCGAGGTCAACAGGAACAACCAGCTTCTGCGGAAGAACATTGATACGGAGACCACGATCATTCGTGTACTTCTGGATGTCGATACAAGCTTGCTCAAGAGCAGCTTCCGAGATGTCGGCAGCGATAGCGATTTGATTCGCCCAAGTTCCGCCAGCGACGTTCGGGTGAGCCGCATTGATCAGCGAGACACCATCACCAAAAATGAACGAAGCGTTGAATGCACGGTTGAGAACGTTAGCAGCAACGTTTTCCTTGTTCTGACGCATCGAGAAAGCAAGGCCCTTCGCCTTACGTTCACCAACCACGTCATACAGGTCGTCTTCCACCAATTCCTTGGTGATAACGAAACCAAGCGCATAAACAACGTGCGTGTAACGATCCAAGAAACCTTGTTGCTCGATGTCATACGTCACCGGCTGACCTTCGCCCTTTTGGAGCGGGAGGCCAAACGAAGAGATGGACATATCCTCTTCGAAGTTCTTACGGCTAGTACGGGTTTCGAAGATCATCGTGTATTCCACCGGGAACTCGTTATACGCCTTACCGTACCAACGATTTACTCCCGGCCAGAGTGCCTTACCAAAAAGACCAGTGTTAACAGCAGCCATTTGTCATTCTCCTTAGTTAGGTTAGGTACCAGCGATGCCAGCACCACCAACGGAATTACCCGTCGCGTTCAGGAGAACTTCAAATTTCGCCGGGTCCGTACCAGCACCCAGAGTGTTGAATGCATTGTCAACACGCGGCACCAGACCCAGAATACGAGCGGGAAGGGTGGACGTGGTGGCTTTACCTGCATTCATCAGCAACGAACCTGAGACACCAGTCGTCGCCGAACCAACACCCGTATTGATCTGGGCATTAAGTCCAACGTCAACGGCAGCAAAGGGGGCCGTAGCATCTTCCTGAATTTCATACGTTACGCTAGGATCTGTAACAACCAGAGCCACACGATTGGTAGAAGCAAGCCGGTGCTTCGTAACCAGCGAGGTCGGATCGACCAAGAAGCCACGAGCAACACCAGCGATGCTAGTACCAGCCGAAACAGTGGTAGACGCGGCAAAGGTGGCAAGAGTCGCCATACCTTCAACGTTCATCCCTGCAACTACTTGGCCCGCTGTACCAGCCGAACCACCCCACTTAACCAGATCGCCAATGAAGCACGCATTCGCATCCGAGGACGGAAGCAGAAAAGGCGTGTACTGGCCGTTAAAAGGGGCACCATCCAAATGCCGGAGGGGTACGAGACCCTTCGGAGCATTGATATTAGCCATGTTAATTTTTCCTTATTTGTTGATTAACAGGCCGCTTACGACTTACCGGGAAGCATTGTTGTTGATACTCCCATAGTCAGCATTTCGTTTCGCGGCGTTTACATTCGCCGATTCCAGCTCCTTAATTCTCGCTTCTTTCTTCTCTTGGTCTTCCAACCAGAGAGCCTTGGGAATACGCATAAGATAGGAAATAGTTCCCCGTCCCACACCTTTCGAAAATTTTGAAGAGGTACCAGCAGATTGGTCAGTCCCTTGCCCGACTGGTTCACCATTCTGGTCCACAAACTCCCACCAACCGGCGAGGAATGCGGCCAAACGACCTTCTGTATCATTTACCCAACGATACATATAGTTTTGATGGTCCAGTCCAGCAACATACAATCGGTCTCTATTAGCTTCCGACACCGGAACACGGGCCGGACGCTCTTCTTTTACTTGTTCTTCTCTGCTAAGTCTAGTCATTTAGATCTCCTATTATCGACCTGAGACGTACATCTTAAGATATTCTTCTTTGGTAAACTTCGGGTCCATCTTTAACATCGTTTTCATTATCTGGCGATGTTCGTCGGGCATGTCGGCTTCAATTTTTGAAAGGTTAGGACTAAGGCCATTGGTCTTATTCCCTCCCGTGCGCGTACTCGATGAATCAGGGTTTGGCGCACCCTTCACTTCTGGCTCGAATCTATGTTTAAACTCTTTACGGACGGTTTGAGTAACATACTTCCTCACATCATCCGGTTGCACCTGTCCGCCATTCACACGGACAAATTCCCTTGCGAGTCCATCAGCAAAATTCCGCATGACGGGATCGTTGTACCACTGGTTAGCTTGGACCCAAGCAGTATGCTCAGGATCGGCTTGTTGAGTCTGTGGTACTGCGGGCTTGGTAGCCAGTGCTGTGATTTCGGCTTTTGTAGTCTCAATCCTGTCATTGATCTCATCGGCCTTAACCAGATCACCTGCTTCCAGAGCTGCTCGCTTTTCTGCTCGCAGATCGTTGAGAGCAGCCTTATAGCCGTTCGCATAGATCTGCTTGTTCTGTTCTGCAATGTAGTTCAGAGCTTGCTTGGTCTCTTGGGCTTCCTTAGAGAGGGATCGAATCTTACCAATCATCTCACCACGTTCCAAGAAGGCTTTAGCGGGACGCCAGTCTTCTGGATCTCCACCTGCCTCTACCCACTTATCCTTAGTCTTCCAACCATAACTTGACGCACTTTGTTCTGAGGCAGTTAGTTGGGGAGCTTCTTCAGTCTGTTGCTGCTCACCACCATCTTCCTCGAGTGTTGCCAATAGTTCTTCCTTGGTCGGAAGTTTGACTTCATCTTCTTTAGGCATCTTTAGTCCTCAAAAGGGTTATGTTCACCCGTTACAACACACTGCATATCTACGTCATTGACCACCATGAACTTCTCGTCTGTCTCTGGATCTGTAACAATCTTCCCAGAGTACTTGGCGAATGTTACTCGATCGCCTACTTTAGCCCACGGTTCCCATGCTGCATCTTTACCATCATATGCTCGCCAGCAGGTGTTTCCAATAGCAACCAGTGTTCCAATCTCTGTTCCCACCAGTTCCCTACGTTCTTGGTCTGCTGTCATTCCAACTTCGAAACCCATTGCCTTCAATTCTGCTCCAAGCTTTACTTGGTCCTTCGGCGGATCTGGCTTAATAAGCAGCCGGTGTCCCATGATCTTCAGCATCGTTCTTATCTCCTTCTTCTATGAAATCAGGTTCCCAATCTAACAGCCATTGGATACCCTGAAGATTTCCTACAACCCTACGATCCTCTAACGGATCTATTCCTGCTTTCTTGGCTAGATATGACACTAGCTCACCACCTATCTCCCGTAGTGCATCTTCAAAAGCTGCATAGGCAGGGAGATTCTTCCACTGAATCCAGTCGTCTTTATTAAGCTCCATTCGTTCCCTTTTGTGCGGCCATATTCTTGGCAGCAGTAAGTTCCATATCATTCAATTTCTGTTCGTGCGATTGCTGTTGCGTCATCCTAAGAGCATTCATTACTGTCTCCATAGACTGTCTATGTGCGTCATGTTGGGTAGTAAGAGCTGTCATCAATGCATCAAGTTTCGCTCCATGCTCTGCACTAGAGAGTTTAAGATCGTTAAGCTGCTTCTTATACTCGAGATCTGCCTGCTTCTCTTGAATCCTGAGACCAGCCAGTTCAACCTTATTCTTTTGGTCCTGCATCTTACCTTGTTGATCCAGAGCAGCAGACTGTTGATCAGACTGCATCTTGGCTTGTACTGCTTGCTCCTTAGGATCTGGTGCAGGAGGAGCAGGTTGACGCAGATACGATTGCGGGTTAACCAACTCAAGAGCTTCCAGAGTCCTCATGGTGTAGACCATCGGATCAATCGTACCCAGAGAGAGCAACTGACCAACGTGTTGAAGTTTCTGTTGGCGTACCGTGGCACTGTCTCCCGTAGGATCTGCACCCGGGATAATCATCATCTCGGTATTCGAATAGTCTGACACAGAAAGAGGAACACCAGCATAGCTGATTTCTTCTTCCATCATTCCCGGGGTAATCCGATTCAGTCGGAAGAGCTTCTGAAACTCCTTACCAAGCGAACGGTAGATTCTCTTGTAAATAGCCGTGAAGACTGCCATCCCCTGTTGCACGGTCTCCTGTGTTGTGCTAGCCGGAGTGTTTTGTCCCGGCATCTTACCCACGAATATCTCAGCAATGGATGCAAGTTGATTTCCTGACGTAACAAGGAACTGCATGAGTTGAAACAAGATCGCACTCGGTTCCTTGGTCGGAATCTGGAACATCGACTTATGCAGATCTTCACCAGTTGCATTGACAACAGTCCATTGACCCGGACCCATCTTCATGTTGCCCATCTTGACACGGAGATTCTTACCAATGAAACCAGCAGATAGATTGTTCAGGGTTCCTGCATCAATCAGTTGGTTACCAAGAGTATTAACCCCCTCATTAAGCGGTCCCATAAGCATTCCGAATCCACACGCATAAATACTGCCATCAGGATTAGGTATAAACGGGAAGTCTGTAAAATACTCTACAGGCTTGACATAGATGGTTTTGCCTTCTTTGTTTTGGACTATCCCATCACTGTCCCACCTCGCTATAATTTTGACTACCTTACCAGTAACTGCGTGTAAGGTAACAATGTAGGGTTCAGCATACCCATCATCGTCCAGATCCCAATAGGTGTGGCAGGCATAGAACTTCTGCGGAGCCGACTCATCAGTCGGAGGCGGAGTAAGATCTACTGCAATCGCTTCCTTAATTGGTTTAGAGTCATCTACAGTGGAGCTACCATAATCCGTACCTTCAGTGTCATCGTCATCTTTGGACGAACCTTCATCCTCATCAGGATCAAGAAACTCCTCATCATTCATGATCTTTGTATAGATCTGATTGGGAGTGTAATACAGAACCTCGGTCTTGCGGTAGGCTTGATCGAGGGATGTAGCGAAGTAGTTGATGATTAGGTTCTCGGGATAGACTATCTCAGACCGATGGACCTTCAGGATATCATCATGCCATGTCTTCTTGAAACAGATACCAGAGATTGCCATCGTCATCAGGAGCTTGTCCATGTTCTCTTCCCAATCCGGGATAGTACAGGACACCTGATACGACATATGAATGGCGACCCTCAGAGCCTTTTGTTGGAAGATTCCTTGGGCATCGACACCGGGCACTCGGGCTTTAACGATCTTGCCGTCAGCCGGGACCAGAGCAGGATAGGCTCTAGCAGAAAACTGCATAGCAGCAGTAGCGATAAGAGGATACTTGATGTTCGAAGCCTTAGGCCACGGAAAAGACTTTTCTTCACGGATCAGGAGGGCGAGTTTGAGCCACTGTTCGTTTTTATCCATCCAGTCTTGGCGGCTAGTGATATCGGCGTTAATGCCAGCCATAATGCTGTCGCCCATAGCATCCAGAATGTCGTTTCCGTCATCATCTTGTTTCCCCCTGAACTTCTTGGCTAGATTATTTTGTGAAAGAGCATAGTCCAGATACGATGCGATCTGATCTTCGATACCCATTCCTTGACTTTGGTCAGGTTGAGGACCAGAAGGACCATCCGGTTGTCCTACTTGTTCAGGATTAGGAGCAGCTCCCGGCATCTGTGGGCCTTGCGGACCCATAGGTTGACCCGGAGGAGTCATTTGGAGACCACCAGACTGGTTGCTAGGACCTGTCGGTGCTTGGGGAGCCTGCGGAGGTGGCATCATCTTAGTATCCTGTCACCATAGAACGTCCCTGATCTTCATCTACACCATACATAGCCATCTCTTCTTCCCTTAAGTTATCCATTTCTTCCTTTTTGGTAGGAGCTTCCTGAAACTTAGTGACTCCATGACCCAGAATTGCTATTGCATCCACTTGGTCATCATTCCGATCTCGAGGAAACCTTATCATCTCCTGCTCAAAGTCCTGAAACCACTCTGCGGCTTTGGCGAATCTGACTCTACCTGTTCTCATCCGAGCTTGTATTGCGTGTGCGAACTGTTTCTTGTCTACCGACCGATTAAAAGTCTCGTAGGAAACAAAGTTATCTTGGTCAATCGACTCCACAATCATGTGGGGAAGAATGGAATTCGTTAGTGCGCCCTTTTCGAAGAAGAAGTACATCGGTTCATACCTCTTGTTCAACTGCATGATGGTCTCTACGATCTGTACCGAGTCCATCCGTTCCTTGAGTACATCCTCAATCATCAAGATCCCATTAGGATCTACCCCACCAATCACAAATACAGTGTAGTCGTTGTTATCTGCTACTGTCTTGGTGGCTAAGTCACACCCGATGTAGTAGACCTTGTTCGTCTTCCAATCATCTGTCTGCATGATGTGGAAGTCACCCTTTCGAAAGAACGCATTCGCTTCGTCGATCGGGATGTTCAGAAACTCTTGTGAATACTTGTCGCCTTGTCCTTGCTCTAGGAAGCGTTGCTTCTCTGCCCTGAGTACGTCAGCAGGCCATCTTGCTTCCCATAAAATCTTATCAAGCTTTGGAGTGTGAGCCTTGTATTTAACAGCATACCAAGAACCCCTAATGCTTCCCTTAGTACAAAGATCTGTAACAATAGTGGTTTTGTCATATTCTTTGGGCATTACCCTTTCGAGTGCTGAGTCCATATGAAGAATCGTACCAACCCACCGAACTACTCCATTGACAGACCTACAAGGCAGAAGAGCTGCTTGGAGCCAATCCCGGAACTTCTTCCTGCGCTCTGGATTCATGACGATCTCGTCGTTCTCCATGTCGTCACAGACGATCAGATCCGGTCTCTTCTTGTCCCACTTAATACCACGAAGCTTCTGTTCAGAACCCTTCGCTATTACCCGGGCTTGATGCCCATCCTCGAATTCTACAATGAAATCCGTCGCAGTATCTTTCAGAATCCCCTTGATCCCAAAGACCTTGATCAGGTCCTCGTTCTCTGACAGGTCCTTCTTTAGATCGTTCAGGAAGAATGCTGCCTGTGCTTCGGTATCTGAGACTACAAGTACAAACTGTCTCTCTCTCAGGAGGATACATGCTAAAGTGTACGAGTGCGTGATAGCGGTTGACTTAGCGTGATTTCTAGGTGCCGCGATCGCCACGAACTTATGGTTGGAACAGCACATGTCCCACCACTCTTTGTGGCAATAGGGGATCTCGGTTGGTGAATCGAAGTCTTTCCTAAGAAAGAGATTAACGAGACCCTCGATTGCTTCACTAGTTACTTTCAACAAATACTCTGTGAGGTACTTTGACTATCTGATGCTTCTTACGAAACAACGACAGACACAACGTCAGGAACAGAAACCACCTGAGTTGTAGGCACGATAGTAAATGATGCACTTTGGGTATCTCCAATAGCGGCTCCAGCCGTATCAATCAAAACCACTGTTGCAACATAATCACCCGGAACCACACCTTCGAACGTCGCCGGAAGAGCTGCAACCACTTGGTCAGGTTGACCTGTAACCGAAACCTTGTAACCTTGGACTACTACCTTCGCATCAACTACCAGATCCTTTACTGAGGCATTTACAATAACCTTAGACATTTTACTTCCTTCTTAGATATGAAACCCACCAAAAAATACTGAGACCATCCAGATAAACATTCCCGCCCAACCATATGCTAGCCGAGTCGGTTCTTGCAGCTTAATCGCTGCCAGAAATAGGAAGACTGCTGCCAATACAACCATAAATGCTTGCAGAGTCATTACCATGTTATTTCCTTAATGTTGCCCTATTTGTCTGGGGGTTATACTTAAAGTCCGAAGCCTTATGCCCAGAGTATTTCGCTTGCCTATCTTTCGCTCGCTCTTCGGGAGACATGTTCTGTCTAGTCTTACCATACTCCGTCAAGGTCTCACTGTTGGGGTGGAGGATACCCTGCTTCTGGAGCAGAGAGACCGCCATGCCTCGGGCATTTGAGTTTCCTTTGGCAGCCAACTGTGAAGTCAGTCTACGGATTATGGTTTGGCCCATTTATTTCTTCTTAGCCTTCTTGAACAGCTTTTCCTTGACATCCGAAGGAACCGGAAGCCACGGAGGAGGTTTCTTTTTACTTGCCAAGTTGAGGGCCATTGTTGTTAGCTCCTGAGGAGATCCTAACCTTGGCATCTGGTACGCCCTTTCCAAGACCGTCCCTGCGTTGCAGTGCTTGGTTCCCACCGGGAGGACTACGATCCGGGGTACGAGACCCAGACTTGGCATCATAGTCGAGAACACTCGAGACCTTAGGACCAGTGTAGGCCCCAGAGTTCTGACCATCCTTACCGAGTTTCATTGTCATTTCATTTTACCTTTTCGTTCTTTGGTTGAGATTTGAGAGACGAGTTGCTTCTTCGAGTTTCTCTTAAAGCTGTCATTCTCCTGTGCTGAGACCACCCGGAGATTAGATCTAACTGTTTTTCCACCTTTTGAGATAGGGACAATGTGGTCCACTTCCTTCCCATCTCCTTTATGTACAAGGCCAGCCGCCTGCATAATTCGTCGGGCGGTATTTCGCTCTTCTCGAGCCTTGACTTGTTTAGGTTGGGCTTTATACTTATTCTCCTGCTGGTAATTCCTAGCCATTCGTCAACTCAACCACGAAGTCACAGGGCATCTTGTTACAGGACCAAGAACCATCTGGGTTAACCGGGCTTACCTCGATGTGGTACTGTTTACCTACAACGTAGGGAGGACTAGACCAACGGACGATGGGGAACTGTCCAAGCTGTACCGCCAACTGGTCGTTAGCCGGGTTACGGAGAACCAAGAGACGATTAATCTGGGAACTATCCGAGGCCGAGTAAAGCTGAATCGAGTGCTGGTTAGCCGAGGTTGGGGTGAAGTAAAGGTTGAGGACTTCGAACTGGCCTACTCCGGTAGCGTAGTAGCGGGTGTTGCCGTTCGGGTTCCAGACAAAGGTATCAGGATGGGTGGGCGGGGGAATCGGAGTGGGAATCGGTTCCTTGCAGAGAACCTCCACCTGATTCGATGCCTGCTTGTTGATCACCATCTCCACGCAGTTGTATACCTTGACTTGGGTCTGCGGGGGGCTGGCTATCTTGGTTGTCACTACTTCCGTTGCTTGCGAGGTCAGGGAGACTAGGAACAGGAATGGGAGTAACATCAATGATTTCATTAGAGGATGTCCTTTTAGATGATGCTCGTTTAAGTGCTTGTTCGATACTCTTGAGTCTGTCCAAGATAGCTTCTTCCCGGACTACTGGCTGTTCAATGATCTTGTCCAGAAGGACCTGACGATCAATAGATTTAGTCATGATATCTGAAGCGACTTTGGCCCCTACGGGCCTACGAGTGAATTTCTTTGATTCGGGGTTGTAGATTAGTTCCCCGTGTTCTAGGCGGTCTTCAACAACCGACGCTGCCTTATTTACGATTCTATTAAGATTCGATCCCATCTCGATTCGAGACGCCGTACGGATCTCTTCTTCCATCTCTTTCCACCAACCCATCTGTTTCCATTTCTTTAACGTATCAATGGGAACCTTGGTTTGGTCTGAGACGATCGGCCATTTGCCGACCAAGAGGTATGTAGTTACTGCCTCATACTTCTGTCGTTCCGACCAATGTCCAAGAGGGTGTGTTTCTGGGTTCTTGTTGACCTGCCTTCTATGTATTCTAGAGACCATACTGCCTTTCTATAAGAGGTATCTAACCTAGTGCACAACGTAGTTGGTTTCTCTGTTGGGCACGTTAAGATATAAGTTAGTGAGTACTTACATTCAAAAGATGAATACAATTATACCCAATAAACTTACCCAACTGCCTTTATTGCTCTTTGGGTTTAATCTTTTCTTCTTCTCTTTTATTTAATGCTTTTAGTCCTCTTTTCGCTTCTTCTTTTGAAGTTAACATTATACCATACTTTTTATCGAAAAGCAAGTTATTTCGTGTTATCTATAAAAAATAGTCCCAGAAAGTATAAAAAATATAAAAAATATAGTAAGCCTCATTGCCTCTCTCGTCACGGAACTCACTTTTCCCCCCCACCCCTTCGGTGTTTTTTATTCAAGAAAAGCATTCATAACTCATTAGCGATGGAGTTGTTAAGTACAAATTGGAATGCACTACCTGTCCGATCAAAAGCTTAGGCTACAGTTAAATGACTCGCGGTCAGTTCTGAACTGGCACGATACCAAGCTTACAACCTAGTAAGTTAGACGGACTAACCTGTCGGTTAGTGAGCACTCACTACGGCAAGAGTCGTGCCAATTAGGTGAAGTAAGCACTTACTCGGGCCGACGAACGGTAGACTCCAAGCGGTTTAATTATGTTAATATCGGGGTGCAGTAGCAGCTATCACAAGTAATTAATTCCGCCCCCTTGTCGGATTTTACAAGGGTTGTAAAAGACCCCGAAAGGTATATTATGAACATCCAAGTAAAGCCCCTCGCAATCGTTGCCGTCCTGTCTGTTTTCGATGGTTCAGACAGTCTTAAACAAGATGCGACGATGTTGTCGCGTTTCCGTAAACTGATCAAGACATACTCACAAGAGGAGATCAAAGAGGCAATCCGCGCCAAAGACAAGGAAAAGGGCGAAGCAGTTAGCCCATTCGTTGCTGGTCTGATCAAGCTAAACCGCTGTACCGAACAATCCGCCGGAGTCAGACAGTCTCAATTCCGCACACTCTACACGGCATGTTCAACGCTTGATGGTCTGAACGTCGACGAATTGACCGGATGGAATGAGGCAGTCAAGGCAGCGCAAACCCTGTCTGTTACTCGCAAGACAGCGGCAAAGGCGGCCACGGCCAACAAAAAGCTTCTCGCCGCAGTTACCACGGTCGCCAACGGTAAGCCTATTCAGGAAATGACAAGCGAAGAGCGAGACAATGCCATAGCCAAGGCAGACTCATTGCTTGCGATCGACGCAATGCAGGCCAAACGTGCCAAGCTTGACAAGGCAGCCTGTATCGTGGCAACAGATGCAGGTGGATTCTTCACGATTGACGGCACAGCAAAGCAATTGGCCGTACAGTTCTGTAACAGGTTTGATGCCAAAACAGCGCGAGCCATTGCAACTGCCATGCTCCTGCATCTGGACTCAACGGCCAAGCATGAGAAACAGGCAGCGCAAGTAGCCGAACAAGTAGCCGCGCCAGTAGCCCAAGCGGAAGCGGTCCAAGCGTAAGCAAGCAAGCGTAGACTAGGCCAGCCCGAAAGGGCTGGTCTTTTCTTTGTGCAAACGGTCATAAAACGGTCACACTTCACACTGTAGGCGGCTCATCATGTGGCTAACTTTTTGGCAATTAATCGGGCATGTTGGATTTACTATCCTAGTAATTCTAGGGTTAGCTGTCCTGTTTGCCCTGTTTGATCTGGATCATATGTCATTCGGACATTACATCCTACAGTCTGTTGTAATCCTTGCAATCTTTGGTATAATCGGGTTGATAGCCCATCTAACGGACTATTAATTTACAACGGTAGTAAAACACATAGCCGCATCTGCGGCGGATAGGATATCACCATGAAAACCCACATGCGCCAGATCCGCAACCCTGATGGCACTATCGGGTATGTGAGGATCTCACCATCTGATCCGACCAATGAGTTACAGGCATGGATGGAGATGACCAAGCGATTGGACAACCATTCATTGCTTGAACATGTGAAGGACAAACTCGAAAGGAAAACCAAATGATTACTACCATAGTAAATACGTTGGTTGTGTTGTGGGTGGTTGGTCTCGCTTTCATCATCATCCGTATCTGTAACACAAGGAATCGGGATGACTAGAAAGAAACCATTGCCTGATGATGGGAGATTCAAGCATGTCTCCTATCATCGGACCAACTTAGCAGCTACCTTTAAACGCATTCGAAAGGAACAAGAAAATGAACGGAACAATCAGAATGGAAAATTGGGAAAGGATATCATTTCCACATCCGATGCAGCTTCACCAATTCTATAAAGTAATTAGCAAGACAGAGGTTTGGATCAGACCTCCGCGCAAACAACCGCGTATGCCTATCATCCCTCTCTCCTACATTGCGAAGAAGATTGTTCGCAACCAACATCACACTGTAGCTACGAGCGTGGACTATGGCTTCTAACATCACAACCTTTTATCTGGTACAGATGGGGATGGAATTAATATCCTCTCATCCAACCAACGAAGAGGCAACCAAACAGGCGAAACATTGGTCCGACAATCATCCCGGCATGTATGTGTATATCTCGAAGGTACAAGGGGCATACCATAAACCTGCCCCTGTCAAGTTAGCCCCAACGTGGTATATTGCCAAACCCCAACCACTAGAAGAAGACGATGAAGATGTGTGTGGTTAAAACGGTCACGTTTTTTACAACGGTAGTAAATCAAGGAGATGAGGATGAGTAAAGAGCATGATGAGTTCATTGCGAACTCTAAGCCGTATCCGTATGATCCGAACTCGGAACTGGCGAAGAGATTACGCCGTCACGATTGGAACTGGTCTTATCGTGAGACTCGTATGCGTGTCTTGACCAAGGATCTGGTCGGATACAAGCGAGTCAAGACCGAGCAAGCTAACTTCTCTTGGAAGGAAAAGCGTTACACCATTGCTCTCCTAATTCCGAAGGGAACAATAGTCCATTGTTCTGGTTCTAGACGCAAGTGTCGTGCTCGTATGGCTGTCGTTCTGGACGACTATCAAGTTGGGCCTACCAAATCCTTGCGGCAGTGGAGCGACGCTATTATCTACAAACAAGGAAAGGTTGTCCGTCCTGATCGGCCCTTCAGTTTGAATCTTGAAGAATGCGCTAGTGGTATTCACTTCTTTTGGGAGGCACGCGAAGCCCAACGCTACAACATGAATTAATACGGTCACGCCTTTTACAACGTAGTAAACCGGAGCATCACATGGGAAATCATAACAAGTATCAAGCCACTGTGTCGTCGTATGTCGTGGTCAAGCAAGTTCGCAACCTGCCTGTGTATGATGTGTTCACGGGTATCGGTTGGGATAACTGGTCCCGAGTACAGTGGGATACGAAGAACAAGCGTATCTCGTTGATCAAGGGAGATAGGCTCAATTCGTTTGAGTTGAGAGCAGTCTACGAAAAAGTCGAGCAACTGATGCACTTTCCTGAACAACACAAGGATGAACTGTGAAAATTGTTGACCTCGGTGAGATGTTCGGATATCCTACGGCTAAGATTCTGTATCCGTGGAATCCAGACCAAGTTGTGATCGACTCCTTGAACAGCGCCAACGAGAAGTTGGATGGGGTTGATCTTGTAATGTTTGGTGGTGGGGCAGACATTCACCCATCACTTTACAACCATTGTAATGTGGCCTCGAATTGTGGTCGCAGTCCAAGCAAACGTGATCTCTTTGAAAGGGAGATCTTCAAGCTGTGTCGTGATCTAAGGATACCGATGCTTGGTATCTGTCGTGGCTCACAGTTCCTGTGTGCTATGAGTGGTGGTGCATTGATCCAAGATTGTTCAGGCCATGCGATTGGTGAATTCCATCCCATCACTACTAACGATGGGCAAGAACTCTACATGACATCAACCCATCACCAGATGATGTATCCCAACAGGGTCAAGCATGAACTGATTGCTTGGGCTAATAGTTTAGCCAAGGCTAA